CGGTTGACATTACACTGGCTACAAGCGTAAATTGCGAGTTAGCAGAGCACACGCACCACGAGATTGTTGATCTAGCGGTGAAAAGCATCATCGAGGCCATAGAGTCGCCACGATACCAGACTACTTCTATTGAACAACAACAATCTGAATAAGAATGTCACAACCTATTACTACCCTTGTGGTTCGTTGCTCCGAGGCCGATATGACTTCAGGCGATGCGGCCACACATCTTGCAGGAAGCATCGAAAACGCTCGCAATACTGGGCGTCTTGCTATTCAAAAAAATGGCGATTTTCAACGAGGTGATGGCACTAGCACTGCGAATGACCTTTTGAAGCTTACCACTGCAATGCGTGCTGCTAATGAAACAATCGTTGTGCGCAGTTCGCCAGAGTTTAAAAAGAGCGAAATCAAATCTGCGCACTATAGCCGCGGTACTTCTCGCTCTCAGCAGACTATTTCTGTAAACTATAACAGTGTTACTGCAGCGCAAAAGCTTGGTGGTCAGTTCTTCTTGCGCCTTGAAGGGCAGGGTCAGGGTACTGGTGAGCTGACTGAGACTTATAGTGGTGAGACGCTGGATCAGCTGATTGCTCAACACAACAAGCGCAAAAAAGCTGGAACTACTCAGTTTGATTTTGTGACTCTGACAGTTAGTGCTGCAGCCAAACTGACGCCTTTTGGCACACAGATGCGTGCAAGTGCCAATGATGGTGCTACAATCACAGATGTCAACTTTGGCGCTGATCAAGGCGGTAGCGAGAAGGTAGTTTTGGAGTTGGAGCGCTTGGGCAATATCCGTTCAGGTGTGACTAACCAGGTTGGCTTTCCAATCGTTGAACCGCAAACCAAGCTGACAATCAATAACGACTATGGTATTTATACCGTTGAGTTGGAGCGTGACGCTGGTCATAACAACATTGTCAACGAAACAATCAAAATCTTGATTCGAGACGACGAGGCTTCAGGCACGGGTGGCGCATCGCTTACTGTTGCAGCAATCGAAAGCGTCCTTGGCCTTGATGTCGTTGATACAATTGTACCGACTCTGACAAGTGCTGTCTTCTCTATCGCTACCGGAGGTTCAGCGGGCAACGCTGCAACTGACAGCTCTTACAGTGTTAGTGGCAATACTGCTATGGCCGTTAAGTTGGCAGGTGCAGCTGCAGCAGGTGATACAGTCACAATCACTGTTACATCTGCGGTGACTACTGATACAGGACACAACAGTGTCAAGACGCATGAATTGGTCGGAACAGGAGATAACATCACGTTGGATGTTACTGCTGGCGACTTCACGGCAAATACCGAGTTGACCGCAACTACAGTCATTACCGACGCAGCTGGAAACGTTTCAGCTACGAAGACGGATACTGTCACTACAGCTTCTTAATACCCTTAATACTCAATAATCATGTCTCATACGAAACACGTATTTGTCGCCAACGTTGATGGCGTCAAGAACACAGTCGCAGATAACACTATCTCGATTTTTCAAAACACCGGCTTCCAAGCTGATGATGGAGCTGCACTTGCTGCAGGTGATGATTTTATGGTGGTCGAAGGCCGCTATCAAACTCCTCTCTTTAACCAGTCTGATATCATTAGC